TATGCCAATTCCAGCACACTCCCATATTTATTTTTTTATATTTTTACCTTTATAATTATCAGTAAAAGTATGACAATTAGGGCATAATATTTTTAAATTTGTTAATTCATTATTTGTTTTATCACCATCAATATGATGAACTTCTAAAGGTATTTTTTTACCCATCCAAGAATCTAATTTACATGATTCACATCTATGTTCTTTTAAACCTCTAGAAATTAATGCTTCTCTAATTGCGTATGATTTTCTAGTACTATTTTTATTAAAAAAATCTTCATTAGACACTTTAACGTATGATTTACTTTTAGAATGTGCTTGACCTTTATAATTACCATTTTCAATTAAAATATCTTTTATCAAAGACCTAATACGTTTATTTCCACCATCTGGTTTAATTCCTAATATTGATAAGGCTTCTCTAACTGAAATACAATTTTTAATTATTTCTAAATTTTCCTTCGTATGTTTTATTTTACCCATAATATATTATTTGTAGACTTGGTGGGAGTCGAACCCACAATGTTCACCTCACAGGGTAACAGGGTTTAAGTCTGTCGTGTCTCAGCCATTTGCACCACAAGTCCATTTTAGTACCGAAGAAGGGAGTCGAA